TCGCGGACATATCCTTCAATATCGCCAGCAGCCCATTTCTTGACCACTTGGCTGTCCTCATCGCCCTCAATCACGCCGACAGGGGCATCATCAATGACTACGGCAAAAGTATCTTCAACATTTTTTGTGAGCAAGGGAAGCCAAAACGTAGGGGCAACTGCCGTGCCACGGACACTTTCTTTTGCAATGCCGAGGTCAACTTGTCGCCCAATGATGGTACTCATTATATTTCACTGGTCGGATTAGCGAGGGCTTGAGGGTTCGTTTCCTTGATGCGCGGCTGCGTTATGTCCCGCAGTTGCTGCTTCAAGATTTTCAGCAGTGAGGGTCACTTGGCAACAGGGGAAAAAGAACTGCTGATCCGCCTTTTCCTCTGCTGATGGTTTCGTTTTGCTCATAGGGGTGTGGTTATGGTTTCAGTATATCATATTGTTGCCAACTTGTTGCAAGCGAGGCGCACTTCAGAAACCCGCAAGCCCCCCGTTTCACGGGTTTGGTAGCCCCAAACCGAGGGCGTTGCGTTCACAAAGTTGACCACGCCATTGAGGGTGAACAAGTTGTCAAACTTGGCAATGATAGCATCAAGCGTTTCGCGCAGGATGCGGTCTGCGGTCTGGTGATCCAGCGTACCGACCTTTTCCAATGGAACATGGACGCGGATGGTGAAAACATACTGCCGCAGGTTCTGTGTTGTGGTTTCAAAATCACTGCTGTTCTCGCTTGGATAGACAACCGCTGCGGGATAGCCAGTGAACTTGCCCTTGTCAAAGTTGTGGACTTCTTTGATTTCGGGGATTGTGCCGAGGATGCTGATGATTTCGGCGATGATAGAAACAAAACTCATATTTCAAGTGATCGTTCAACCGCAGTGAGGGCATCTGCGAAGTTGCCAATGATTTCGTTTTCGCGTTCTGATTTTGCCGCACCAAGAAACGGAACAGCGGGTGTCCCTTCACGCGCAATCTTTTTTTGAACTGCGCCAAGAGGGATGCCGTGCCGCCGCGCCCAAACATCAAGAGGTTGAGGCGGCGGAAAGTGCGGGCGCGTTCCAAACTCAACAAACGGTGCATATTTCAAGGTTGTGAAAACCGATGCTTCAAGCGGGCGGATTTCAGTTTCAATGCTGTCGCGCAATCTTCCGCTATCAACGGGCACAAGTCGTTTTGCCGTGGCTTGAACTGCGCTTGTGGATTTCTCAAAAGCGCGGTGCAACTCACGACCAACGACTTCGGGCGCACGTTGAAATGCTTTGCGGAACTCTGCGATATTTTCAATCTTGACTGCAATGTTTGCCATATCAGGATGCGTCCTCAACAAGCACAACGCTCAAGTGCGGGGTGAAAACACCCGTTGCTTGGTCATCAATGCCTTTGATGGTGTAGTCAATGCCATCAATCGTCACGCGGTCAGTATGTTTGATGTCCGAACCGCGTGCGCAGAACATACGCCATGTCCTGCCGAAAACGCCGCCGACCAATGCTGCAAACTCGGCTGATACTTGCTGCAAAGCGCAACTCACCGTGGCTACGGTCTGGTAGTCATACTTGTCGGGATCGCCGCCGAAGTTTCCCGTGAGCCGCTTGACCGTTGCCGTTTTGTCAAAGTAGTCCTCAATCATCGGTTCAATAGACAGGATGCCGCTTGTAGGCGTTCACCGTTTTGGTGATGAACGGGTCTGTCAGCAAGCCCGTGTCTGCAAAAGTCACGCTATACTCGCCCAAACTTTCTTGCGTGATGCCGCCGCCACCACTGCGGCTGTTGAACTCATCAACGACCAACTTGATGCACAACTGCTCAAGGTCTGTGGGGATTGTGGCATATCCCGCAATATAGGTGATGCGATAGTTTGCAGCCCCGCGTTCTGTTCTTTCATCCAAAAGGATGCGTCCAATCACGGGGTCAACATAATACTTGGCAGATGCGATGGTTTCAAAAGCCGAAGGGCTTGTGCGCTTTTCAAGCAAAGTGATGCTCACGTTCGGATAGTTCCGCGTGAAAAGATTGTGGCTTCCATTGCCATCAAACAGTTCGTTGGTGTGCGTGGTCTGCTTGAACCGCCTTTGCCCTGTCACCCGTTCAATCCAATCAGTTGCAGCATTGATCAGATGCGTCAAAACCGCATCATCTGATGATCCTGTGATGCCGAGCAGTGCCTTGACCGCATCAAGCGTTGTCAGGGCGTATGCGTGGATTGTTGGATTGAAGGGCATTGCCTATTGGCTATTTCTTGCGAGGGCGACCTTTGGCTTTCGCCGCAGGCGGTGCGTCAACCATCTTGTTCGCCGCACCAGTGATTGCTTTCGCAACCCCTGAAGCAATGAGGGCATCGGCTTCCTCTGTATTGAAGCCAGCAACATCACCCTCAATATAGGGCGGATGGTTCGCTGTGAACTGAACTTTTTTGATCATAGCGTTTGATTTTATGAGGGATTGATGACCTTGCGGGTCATATCTTGCTGCGGATGGTTGGAACATCGGCAGCAAAGATGACCAACAACAACGTGTCAAGTCAGGATCACTTCACGCCAGTGAGTTTTCGGAAAGCGTCTGTCAGGGCAAGTTGCCCGTCAAGTCGCTCAATAACCTTCACCCACAACTGGTGCTTCTCAAAAGCGTCACCCGATTGTGTTGATTGCTCAACTTCCATCGTCTGCCTATCGCCGACAAGGTAGTATTGCAAATCACCCACAAAGATTTCGCTTTCGTTTGATCCTACACCCAAGTTCACGGGGATGTCGTTCTGCTCAAGAACAGGTCGTCCGAGGATTGTGGCTGGTGCTTCACCAAAGCCATCAGTCCAAAGATAGCGACCTTCGCTGTCCTTGAGTTTGCGAACCTTTGCGATCACATCATTGTGTATCAACCAGAACGCATTGCTGCGATACTGTGACGGCAATGAGTACCACAAACTGATCAAATCATCAGCAGCGAGGTTTGCACCTGCTTGTGCCGTTGAAGTGATCGTGTAGGTTCTGATACCTTTCGGCTGACCAGTGCCTGAACCAGCCATGAACGCCTTGTCCTCCTCTTGCGCGAAAACGCGAGCGAAGCGACCAGCGACATAGTTGACCAGTTCAATCGGTGTGTCAGCCAACAGTTCACGGCTCATTTTGGACAAGCCAGTGAGTTTGTTGGTATCAAGAACGACCTGCGCGAACGTAGGATTGCTTTCGGTTGCCGCTGCGTTTTCCGCAGTCCACGTTGCAGTGACTGATGCGCCCTCAACTGGAACTTCCAGTTTGTTGCGCGTCATCGGGATCACCTGCGCGTTCGGGCGGATCACCGCTTGCTTGTAGAGTTTTTCCGTGACGATTGCACGAAACTCTGTTGGCACGATGAAACCACCGTCAGCACCCACGCCCTCGGACAGTGCTTTGACTGTCACCAAGTCCCCTTGACCAAGTGCTTTCAACCAGCGGGCTGCCTTTTCAACCCCTTGCAAAGCGTTGATGTCCTCATCGGGCGCGCCTGCATGGATTGCCTTGCGCGATGCTTCCTCAAACTTCGGAAGTGCCGCATCAAGTTGTTCGGCAACTGCTTTGCTGATTACAGCAGCAAGATCGTCAGGTGTCAGGGTCATTTCTTCAGGTTTGTTGCTCATTTTGTTTCAACTCCTTTCTTTGTTGCGATTTTGATGACACGGTTCGCCTTTTCCAACTGCTGAACCGCCTGCTTTGTTGAACGCTGCACGATGCGCAAAACACGTTCTGCACTTTGCGCAGCATCCTCAACCGACACCGCAGTGTTTGAGCCATCATTGTCCTTTTTGGCACTCGCGTTTTTCAGCAAGTCCTGCAAGGCATCTGTGGCTTGCGCCATCCCCTCAATCGCGGAGTGGATTGACGCTGTGGTGCGTGCCGACAACACGCGCCCTTCCTTCATGCTTGTTTCACCGCCGCTGATCTCATCAGCCGCTTCATGCAATGCGCTTTCTGCTTCACTCATCACTGTTCGGAAACTGTCAGCCCATGCGTTCGCATCATCCCGCAGATGATCCGTGAGCAGATTGATCACCACGGCAATGCCTTCATCAAATCGTTCCCGCAGCATTGCGAAAACATCTGTGACGTGACCGTGGATTGCTTTGCGTTCCAACTTCTCACCGTTTGCAATCTTTTTCAGTTCATCTTCTGTGTAGCGAAGCACAAACTCTGGCGGCTCTGTATCATATTGCTCATAGTGCCGAGCCAAGTGGCTATACACGCGCCGCTTGTCATCATCGGGGATGTCAACGCCGCCTCTTGAGCCGAGCAACACAGCCATTGAAGATGTCACGCCGCGCCAGTGCGTTTTCAGTTCGCCTTCACGCACATCGTGGTGCGGCAGTTTGTATGATCCGAGCAGTTCGGGATTTTCGCCGTCAAACCATGCGAAGCCGCGTGCATACTTGTCAAAATCAATGTCCTCGCCGCCAGCCCATGCGCGGATGCGCGTTTCTGCTGCATCTGCATCCCAATCAATCCCTTCGGGAAGGGTCGGTGTCGCCTCAAAGTCCACAACGGTTTTCATGCCGCGCTCAAAGTCGGGTTCATTTTTCTCAACCCATGCAACGGCTTCCTCAACCGTCCATTTCTCAACATCAAAAAGATACTTTTGGATGACCGTTGAGCCATCAGGATCGCTTGTGAGTTTCCCGATGACTGCTTGGATGCCTTGCTCTGCCGAAATATCAATCGTGCGGAAACTGTCATCAACAAAAAGGTTCGGGTTGCGAACGCGCACATGGATGCGCTCACCAATCACTTCGGGTTCAACTTTTTCTGCACGCATTTCTGCGCACTTGTCGGGATCATAGTCGGGGCTTTCGGGATCGCAAACACCATCGTGTTGCGATTTCGGAAGCAAGCCAAGTTCACGCGCCATCACAAGCGCGTTCGGGTTTGCGGGAACTGGCACTGCGCTGATCTCAAGCAGTTCAACTTTCGGGTAGGTATCGCCCTTCTTTGCTTCAATCGGCTGGAAGCCAACGCTGAAAGCGTTGAGGTAGCCCTCTTTGAACATCTGCCACACCTTTGCTGCAAACTCATCAATATGCGCAGCAAAACGAGGGCGGAACAAAAGCCGTCCATCCACAACTTTGATTTCCTCAACTTTTCCAATAGGCACGGTTCGGTAGTCATGCGCCCATTGCAGCACGGGATTTCGCTTGAAGTTCTCAAGCCCCCATCCGTTCGGGTCAATGATTTCACCTTGACGATCCTTTGATCCGTCAGATGCTATTGCGACTTCAAGGGTGAAGTCCTCATCATTGATTTTTGTGACAAATCCGCGAAGATATTGTTTGCTCATTTCAACTTGTTGGTCGGGAAAGGGATTGAGGGTTGAGGGCTTATGTTTTCATTGTATCACAAAATAGTGTCAACATCTTCAGTATATCACAACACTGGCACAGTAGTGCAACGGCAGTTGACAATCTGATCCACGGAAGCCCCACGCGAGCCATCCCGCGGGAACATCATGTCATCGCCGCCTACGTCAAAGGGCTGGTTCTTGCTCACTATCTGACCATCAGCATCGGCATGGTCGTCCCGCACTCGGTCATCAAGCGTTGCCACCCACTCTTTCTTTTCAACCACTTCGCTTTGCATATACGCCTCTTGCTGACCAAAACCTGCCGCGTTGCCAATCTCGGTGCGGGCGATGGCTTCAGCCCTGAACTTCGCGCTTTCATCAAAATACTTTTCAATACGGTTTTGGATTTCGGGGATGCTTTCGTTGTTCTTGACACCTTCAGAAAGTTGTCGCCTCACATCGTCAACGGTTGTGTCGGTCACGCTCTTTGATGCGGTCAAACTCTGTCGTTCAAGATAGTTGGTGATGCGCCGCTTTTGCAGATCAAACACATCAATGTCATCACCCGTGAGCGCGAAAATCTGCCGCGCTGTCTGCTTCAATGTTTGAAGCAAAAAGGGTTTCTCAACTCCAACAAACACGCGGGTCTGTTCGGGCTTGAAGTTCCGCAACACGTCACCGATTGTTTTTTCCAAAATCTCATCCCCGACTGCGAGGAACTTCACACCTTTGAGCAATGGCAAACGCCCGATGATGATTTTCTTTTGCTCATCAAACATTGCATTGAGCGTGCGGCGATAGCGTGCCGCCATCCTGTCGTTCGCTTTCCAGTGTTCAAAATATGTTGCCGTGCGCAGATCGCCAGTGATGCGATTTTGTTTGACAATGCGGATCATAGGATTTCCTTTTTCATCACCACGAAGGTCTTTGTGCCAAGATTGAAAACCATGACCAAAAACCATCCGCTTGCGCTTTGATTGTTCAACGCATTTTCTATTTGCGCCGCAGTCGTCAACAAGGATATTTCAACGACTTTGTGTATCACTCTGCTCATAGGGATGTTGAACTCAAAATATGCAAAATGTATTTTTTCGCATTTTCAATACGCTTCACGTCTGACCATAATGCGACTTTTGACTTGAAAGCCGCGTATGTCAGTTCAGTCAAAAAAGTTGTTTCCGCAATGATGACCTCATCAACAAGAACTGTGCTTGCTTTGTAGTTTGTTTCAAAGTCGCTTTTGTCGGCATCATTTTGCGCAACGTCAATGCCAATCACGTCTGTTGTATCGCGGAAGATTGTTGTTTTGTAGAGGTACATATTTTTATTATACTTCAAGCCACGCGCCAGTAAGCCCGAAGGACTTGTTGTTTCCACTACTGTCAAAAGTGATGAGCAAATCTTTTCCATCTTCAACGTATCGGGCAAGGTTTGTGTCGCGTGTGAAAGTTTGCCCGCCGTTCAAGCGTATTTCCTGTATCAGAGAACCTCTTGCGCTTATGACTGGCAGAGTATAGACATTGACAGCCGTTGTTTGTGTTTGGCTCGGTCTGACCTTTGAAACGGTCAATGCCGTTCCAACAGAAACGATTGTCGGGTTTCGGTAGAACCTGACAGTGGCAGTTGAACCACCCGTTTCTGCAAGCGTCAATAAGAACTCTTTGATGCGCACCAACTTTCCCGAACCAGTAGTGTTTCGGAAAAGCACAAAGTCAGTTTCCAAAGAAGAAGCAATCACCATGATACCAGTGGCGATTGCGAAACCTTTGCCATTGAAAGTTTCTTTTTGCCACAAGTCCTCATTGACTTGGCTCAAACTGTTGATGATAGTTTGCAGTTTTGCCTCAATGCTTTGGCTTTGCACGTTGAGCGCGTTCGTTGTGAAAGTTCCGTATGCGCTGATGAGTGCAACAAGGTTTTCAAGCGTATCAACAAAATCCCTGATCTGCGTGAGCAAACCTTCAATCCCATCCGTGAACCCTTCAAGCCCGTCAGTGTTGTCAATGATTGATTGCAGTTTTGCTTCAACTGTATCTGCGTTGTCACGGATTGTGGTCAGCAATCCTTCAAGCCCATCGGTGAAACCCTCAAGTTGATCTGCATTGTCACGGATAGCCGCGAGCAATGCTTCAATGCCGTCTGTGAAGCCCTCAAGCCCATCCACTGCATCGCGCACCTGTGCCAGCGTTGCTTCTGTTGCAAGCCCTGATCCAGTGATTGTTGCGCCGAGTGCGCCGCCAGCAGTCACGACCTGCTGTTCCATCTGCCGCACAACTGCGACCAACTGGCGCATCCACTTCTCGCCGTCTGAAAGGCGGACTGCAATCGGTTTGGTCGGCTTGTCCGATAGAAACTGCAAGGGCTTCAGGGCTTCCAAAATGCTCTGATCCTGCTTTGAAATAACCAACGCCAGCCCCTTCAGAAAATCGCGCAGTTCAAAGAACCTGTTGCTGTTCACGTCATCGTTCTGCGTGATCACGTTGTCCAGCATGGTCAAAACTTCGTTCAGATCGTCACGCAACGGTTCAAGATCAATCTGATTGACTACTTCAACTTTGCCATCGGGCGGGTTCGTCACCTGCACGGGCTGCACATGAGGCAAGTTTGTGATTTCAACTTCACCGTTCACTTTTTGCGTCTTTGGAAATACAACGGGCGGCAATGCTTTGATTGCCGCTTCCAAGTCGCCCGATTTCCTTTTCAGGTCAATCAGGATGTTGCCGAGCGTATCAAAGAACCCTGCCAACTGCACGGCTATCTTTGCGGCTTGAAGTTCGGCAACTGCCTTGTCCCTTTTTTCTTGCTGCCGCTGCTCAAGCGTCTTTTTCAGTTGTTCCGTTTTCTGTGTCATTGAGGTTGAGGGCTTCGGATGCGATGCGCTCTGCTTCCTCTTTTTCTTTCGTCAGTTCGGCAATCGCCTGATCTTTTTGCTGGTTCAATGCCTCGGCAAACTCAACGCGGGTTTCCAACTGCGCCTTTTCATTGATCAAACCAACAACCTGTTCGTTCTGCACTTGTTCCTCTGTGATTTCAACGCGCCTCTTTTCCACTATCAACTCAACCTTGCGGCGGATCGCTTCGCGCATCTTGAGCCGTTTGTTGCCAGCCATGAGTTTCGCCTTGAGGCGTTCGCTGCGTGCTTTTCCTTTGCTGTCCTCTGCTGGCGGGGCTTCCATGCGAACCATGCTTGCCTGCACTTCCTCGTCACCTGTTTCCTCATCTGTTGGTTCAGGTACTGGTGATCCAAGCGGCAAAAGCGCGATTGACTGAAAGATTGCATCGCCACCGCGAACTGGCGGCAAGCCCTCAAGATTGCGGATTTCGTTTGTGGATAGCCAGCGATTGTGTCCCTGAACGTACTCACTGACGGTCTGATCTCGGTTGTCGGGTGTCGGGTCATCAAAATCCAAAATCAGATCGTCGCCGAACAGTGGCACAAGAAACTCATTGAGCGTGTCAACATAGCGCGTCATTTTCGGTTTGATCACATCGCGCATGAACACCAACTGCGTTGCCTCTGCGTTGGCACGGTTCACGTCATCAGTGATGCCGATGACTGAACGCGGAACGCGGAACGCACCCAAAATCTCATCGCGGGTCATTTCTTTTTGCTTTGCAAACTCCATGTCGCGGTTGGTCATCTGCATCGGCTTGAACTCAATGCCATGTTCAAGGATTGCGGTGCGGTGCGCATTGTCAATGCCCTGATACTCACTGTTCCACTCTGACTTCAAACGGCGATACTGTTCATCGTTCAGTTCGCCATCTGCCTGAAGCACAGCCGATACCATTGCCGAGTTGAAGAAAAATGCCCTGTTCCATCTGCTTGAAAACTTGAACGTGTCAATCGCCAATCCCGCTGCCTGCACTGGCGAGTAGCCGCGATAGGGATTGATCGGGTTCGGATATTTCACATGGATGACTTCGTGCGTCTGAAGCGGAACGATTTTTGCCGATGCCCTGAACGTGTAGCCCTTGATGAAGTTCACGGGATCGGGAACGATCTCAACCAAGTCGGGGCGCAAAAGCCACAACTCTTTGATTGGATCAATCGGCTGCGGATTTTCCTTGCCGCGCTCAAGATAGATGAACGCCTCGCCCGCAAGTTCCATATAGGTCGCATACAACTGCAAAAAATCCGCCTTGCTTTGAAACGGATTGACGCGGAAAAGCAGATCAAGAACTTCATGCTCTTGCTGTTCCATCATGTCGCCATTTTTCATCTGAAAAAGGCGCAGGTTGATTGCGCTGAACGCCTCGCTGATAGCGGTCACACAAGAAAACGTCCAGTGTTCGTATGCCTGCAATCGCGCGAGGGTTGTTTGTTCGGGCGGCACAAGTCCGCCAAAAATAGTACCGAAGTTGAGGTGCGCTTTTTGTTTTGCGCCCCCAATCATCCGCTGCAAAAAAGATTGTTTCGCCATGTTTTATGGTCGGAAAGGGATGTCACCAAGTATTGTACCACAAGTGAGGTCGTCAACACTATATCCAGCGGATGCGGGGTTCGCCCTGTGGAACGATCCCTGACCGCGCAATGCAGAAAGCATCTGCCATGTCATCGTATTTCCCGCGAGGCAGGGCAAGCAGTTCCTGCACAAACTCTTTGAGGTCGCGTCGGATATACACCTTGCGGTTCTCAAACGGCGGGGCAAGTTCAACATTGAACTTCTCAACTTTGTTCTGCGTTGTCTTGATCCCCTTGATCGGCATTGGCGTTTCCTTGATCAAAAGTTGCACCGTATCGCTCTGAAACGTGTTGTCCTCAATGGCGATGCGTTTGGTCTGTGGATATGCCTGATAGTTTTCAACAATCTTTTTCAGTCGTGTCGGAAAGTCAATGCGCCATCGGTTCACGTTGAAAATCCAATCATTGCCCTGCTTGTCACGGCGAAAGTTGCACACAGCAGTCCAGTCGCCCTTGTCTGGCTTTTTCCCAACTGACAAGTCCCATCCTGTATAATCAATGCCTTCGGGCATTTCCTCGTTGCGGTCAAAATACTGCAACCAATCGGGCTTGATGATTTCGCCGAGCAGGTTCACTGCCACGTTGCGGTACTCTTTGAGGAAAAACTTGTCGCCGAAACTGTGGCTGATCTCGCGGCGGCGTTCCTCAAGTTTTTCCCATGACCACTTTTCAGGAAAGAGTGTGCGCTTCTTTGCTTCATCCACAATCGCATCATAGGTTTTCAAAATATACTGTTCGGGATGCAGCGAGTGGTACAGATCATCTTCGCGCTGCAATGTCCCGATCAGGAAAATCTTTGTGTCGGGTTCAGCCATCGGCAGGATGTCTGCAAGGAAACGCTCAATGGATTTTGTGTTCTGCTCATCGCTATACACAACTTGGCTGTCAATCACATCGTCCAAAATGATCAACTTCGGGTGTGCGCCTCGTACTGCTGACCAAAAACCCTGCGCATAGATTGTTGCACCATTGCTGCAACGCATTTCTGTTTTGTTCCAAAAATCAACGCCCGCGCCTTTTGACAACGGGCGCAGGTAGGGCGTTTGCCTGACTGTTCTTTTGATATTGTCCAGCAACTTCACTGCCTGCTTGTCCGTTTTGCTGAAGATGTAGATTTCATCCATTGGCTTGAAACGGATGCGCTGCAATGGATATGCCGTACTGAAAAAATAGGTTTTCAAGTGGTCGCGCGGCGCAAGGATGCGCAAGCGCGGGAAAGCAACAAGATCGTTCCACTCATCATGCAGTTTGCCGAGCCGCCAACCATGTTCAAGTGCTTGGTGATCGGCAGGGTACAAAACCTCCTCAATGAACGCCTTGAGGTCGTATTGCCAGCGGATGTTATGCGGAAGAAAGTTTGCGCCTTCCTTCGTTGAGTTTTTTGATGACTGCTTTGGCATCTTTTTCGGGCAATGCTTTCAAGATGTCTGCAAGGTTTTCGCCCTGATCGTCCTTGCTTCCAACCAACAGTTCACTTGGTGCTTCCAAGCCGAGCAGGTTTGCTTCAAACTCAAGCATCCTGATGAACGTGTTGAGTGCGCCAACATACGCATTGTCATTGTCTGCATTTTTCATCTTTTGGATTGCCAGTTCGCGGATGCGCCTGATGCTGCTTTGCTGCCGTTCCAAAATCTTCACCTTGTCCTCTGACTTGAGCATCGCTGCGATTTTCGGCTTGGCAAGCGCGATATACTTCTTTGCCGTCACGTTGTTCCCAAGTGTCGGAACAAGTTGCATCATCTGATACGGTTCATCAATGCCAAGCATCACCCAACCCGTCACTTCCTCAAGCAACGCCGCTTTTTCTGCTTTGGTTTTGTTTGGCATAAGTATTGGTCAAAATAAGCGATTGTTGTGATTTCAACTTCACTATATCACATAAGGAGAGAGGATTTGAGGTCGTCAAGGGCTTGGTTGTAGATTTTATCTTCTTCATCAACTTCTTTGGCATAATTATTGCTCGCATTTGGATAGGGCGGGTCAATTTTCATCCCCTCAATCCTCTCTAAAACTTCCCCCAACGCCTCTTTCCTTGTGGCTTCTGCTATGCGTTGGTTGCTTTCGGAGAGGAAGGATTTTGCGACATCAGCATATACTTTTCCTTTTTTACCATCATAATAAACACACTCCTTCTCAAACCTCTCTTGTTCTTGTGTTAGTAGTTCTTTTTCAACAACTATGGTTCTTGCTTTTGGCATGGTTTGCAAAATGGTCACGTTCGCCTTCGGGCATTTCTTGTGTGCGCGAAAAGCGTCCGTGCCACTTCTTTTGCTTCGGGCAGCAATATGAGCAAAGAGGATTTTCGGGCTGCATCCATGAACAAAGCGTCAGTGCTGTGTTCTCAACTATGCCGCATTTTCTGCATCGGAACAATGGCATTTCTTTTTTCTGCTGCGATAGAAACTCTTGATGGCAACGCTCAAGTTCCATTTTGCCTCGGCAGAGTTCTTTTTGATACGCCGCCGCCCTTTTCGCCTGAACTTTGTCATATTGGTTCACCGTCCGATGAGCCACTTGATGCACAGGAACGTGAACACGATCCCTGCACCAACAAAGAACTTCTCGGCGTAGTGCCAAATCTTGCTCATAGATCGCCAAACGGCTTGCAGTCAGGACAAGTTTTGAAGTCCTTGCAGTCAAAGTTGTCGCTGTACCAAGCGTGATTTCCCGTTTGTTCGTTGAACCCTGCGATTTTTTCTTCCCAACAGTTTGGTTCTTCAGCAACTCTTGATGCTATCTTTGTGGTGATCCAATCAAAGAAAAAAATCAGCCCCATAACAAAAAATAGCGTAGACACGACTGTGATGATTTTGTTTTTCATATTTTTTGAAGTTGAAACTGAAAGCCAGCACCTTCGGGGCACTGGCTTGTGCGGGCTACTCGCCCGTTCCTTCACCGCCTTCGCTTCCAGTGTCAGTGCCCTCGCCGCCCTCGGTGTTCTCACCGTTGTCGGTGTTCTCACCATTGGCTGCGCCTTCACCTTCACCATCAGCGGGCGGCTGGTTCTGAAGTTCGTCCTCGCCCATAGATTTTGATTGCTTATGTTTGCACGGGCAGTCACATTTCTTGCCGACCACGGGCATCAAGCCCACAAGAAAATCCCTGCCTATCGCATTTTCGGAAAGTTTTTGCTGCAATGCAAGTCGCAAGTCCGTTTGCTTCTTTTTCTTGCGCCCCTTGATTGTTTCCAAAAGAAATGTCACTGGTGGCTCTGTGGTTCGCCCCAAAATCCAGTTCAAGCAATGTGCGACAAACTGTATGTTAGAAATGTCAATCGCCTTGAGCAATGCCGCGGCAGCATCATCATCGGGCATCGGTGCTATATTGCGAGCCAACTTTTTTGAAGCAAGCAAGTCAAGTTGCCGTTGGATTTTTCCGAGCGTTGGCGTGCGCCCTATCCTGACAATCTGCCTGTTGATGAACCACTGAAAAGGGTTTGTCATAGTTTTTGGCGAGGCGTGAAAAGCACAAGCGTGCCATTTTTCTCGCCCCACTCAATCAACAACTTCTGAACCTGTGCCATCATTTCGGGGTTGAACTTCATCACAAAAACCGCTTCATGCGGGTGAAAATCCACATCCAGCACCATCATGCGAACGCTGTCGCCGTTGAGGTTGTTTTGTTCATTGTTCATGTGTGATCATCGGTTCAATGCGCTTGAGGAAACCGACAAAATCTTCAAAGTTCATCACTGCGTACTCGTTCGGATCGTTGTCAAACCGCCAAATATGCAATGCAACCGTTTCCCGCGACACATTGCGGCGAAGTTCCGTGCGAAGGTCATCAAGGTCTGCAAACAGTTCCCTGCTGAACTTTGCACGCCGCTTCCCGTCAGGAACAAACCAATCAAAAATACTTCTCTTGCCACCGATGTCTTTGCGCATCAAGTCGCCCGAAAAACTGAACTTCAACCCGCCCGACAATGGTGTGCGCATCAGTTTGATGCCGAACCTTTTTGACAGCCGCCGCGCCAAGTCGCGTTCATAGTCATCGCCTTTCCTTTTGCTGGTCAGTCCACTCATTGAAGATTTTTGAGTTGAAGATATAGCGAAACGTGTGGCTGGTCTTTGTCGTCTGTGAAAATCTCATGCTGCGCTTTCATCCTGACATGGTTCTTGAAGGCGATTTTGTGCAGCAGGCGTGAGCCGCACGCAACGCACTGAACCAACTTGTCATCAATAGGCAGTTTCTTTCCGCACCCCGAACAGTGCTTGATGTTCGCTATGCCTGCACAACTTTCGCACTGGCTCATACGCCGCGATACTCATGCCCGATCAAGTTTGCATCATGTTTGCACTCGGTTCTTGCGATCACCAGCGGGGTCTGTGCTTCAAGAGTTTTGCCGCATGAGGGGCATTTCTTGACTGCGCCCTTGTAGTCCGTGAGGAAGCCGCCCTCGCAGTTGTCGCAAAAATACTGGCTCACAAAAACGCAGTTGTCCGTTTGATGAAACTTGTTTGAAAAATGGCTCATAAAGCATGGGGGTTAGTCGTAGTTGCCTCGGACTTCGTAGTTTGCGTGACGCACACTTTCTTCTACTGAAGTTCCATCCATCCCTTGTTCTCGCCAGTGTTTTTCACAAAACACTCCATAACGAGAACTTCTTGTGGCTATTTTCCCGCAGATTTTACATTTCATAGAAAAATGGCAAGGATTGCGATTGCGAGTGCCACACCAGCAACAACGAAACTGCCACCAGTGAAGCGCGTGTTTTTCTGCATTTCACGCAATATCTCGCGCAGTATCAGATGCGCAACATGATCGCCTTCATGCGCAAGTCCGTGATCTTCGGGCGCGGGTTCATTGTCGCTTTCATGTCCAGCAGTGATGACAACATCACCGTTTTCAGCCAACTCATCACCACACGGGCACTCAATCAAAGCGATTGGTTTGTCTTTTTGAACCAAAGCCCATCGTCCGCACTCGCCGCAGGCGAGTTCACACATTTTGATCGGCGGCTTGATCATTTTTTCTGTGAAGTTCGTCATGTTTCTCTCGTTATTATAGCACCCTCATGCTGCATGAGCCAAGCGATATTTTCTGCGCTGAAGTCCTCAATCTGATTGAGCCGCGCCAGTTCAAGTTCGTGATATGCGCTGCGCACTGGATAGCCCCTGACAATCTCGCCCTTTGGCACGGCATAGGAACGATTGAGGAAATAGTTGCGCGTACACCAGCCAAAGATCACGCCCACCTGCACGTTCTCAAGCCAACCGCAAAAAATATACACATCCATTGGCTTGCCTATATGGTGATCATACACCCGCGCAGCATCACCGTATAGAAAGAACTTTGCGTTTTCCCTGTTTTTGTAGCGCGTCTTGATGTCGCACTTCAAGCCGTCAATGATCAGATCGCCGAAGTCGCCATATTGTTGCGGGACAAAGCCACTGAACTCTGCGCGTAGTTTCTTTGCTTCAACCCACTCCCGCACAATCTCACGCCCTATGATGCCTACTTCATCGCGGTTCGGCAGGTCTGCGTGCGTATTGAAGCCATAGTTTTCCGCATACTTCGGGGCTTCTTGCTTGGCAATATCTCGCCACGCTTGACGCACTTTCGTGACGTGCCATTTTGCATCATTGAAAATCATGCTTGCATCGGTTTCATGGTTGTCGGGTCAATGTATCGGATGCGCCCGCAGTCAGGGCATCGCAGAAACATCCTGTCTTTTTCATGCTCGCATTTCTCATACGGGATGCCTGTGATTTCCTCGCGCACTCTGCTTCGGAAGGTCGGGACGCTATGCACCTTCGCTTCTGCAACAAGGTCTTTGACTTTTTTCTGCGTCAGTTCCCGCCCCTCTGCTGCCCGCGCAATCACTGTTGCCTTCGTGTGCCCGATCTCGCGCAACGACTTTTCGCCAACCTTCGCCTTCACAACCAACTGTTCGTGCATCTTTACAAGCGCGTGCCCGACTGTCGCAGGAAAGGGCAACTCATTGTCGTGCAAGTAAGCATTGAAACTCGCATACTGAAGCGTTTTGAAAAGTCCGTTTGCTTTGATTTCGTACAATCGCCGCGCAATCTCAAAGTAGTGCAACTGCTCGGTGATTTTTCCGATCTCAACGATTTCTCTGTGAAGTTGGAAGGCGCGATCAGGTTTTGATGCTGCGCGAAGTTTCGGCATAGGTGATTTTGCGCTGCCACCATACAACTGTGCCGCAAGCATATTGTTCACGCAGCACAAGGTTGCCGTCTTTTTGAAGTTCCGTGATGGCGCAGCGTTCGTTCTTTTTGCAAACAGGGCACAGCAATGTTGCCGTCCGCCCCTCTTGTGATTTCATTTTCACTCTTGTCATGTTTTTCGTCAAGTGATGCGGCGGGCTGTTCACTCACTTGCGTCAGTTTCGGATAAGGAACGCCTGACTGCGCCGACAATCAGGGTCAAACCTACACCTGAACCCGCCGCCCCCTCATTTTACCGCTTTTCTGACCGTCTGCGGATGTTTGTGCTTGGCAAAGCATTGTTTGCTTGCATCGGTGACAAACTTGGCTATATCCACCTTCTTTTTGTTCTCAAGAAGGCAACTGATGCAGATGCCGCGCCGTTTGATTGCTTCCGACTGCTCGCAATCACTGCACCACTCACGCTTGCACTGCGGGCATAGCAGCATTTTGTATGTTGGTTTGTTCATGTTTTTTTGCTCATCAAAAACTGGATCGGGTACTTTTGACCGCGCCGCTTGAAGTCGGCAATCTCGGAAAGCCGCGCATATCCCCATTGCTTGCCGCGGCTTCGGATCAACCCAAGAAACAAACCAAACTTTTCCTTTCTCTCATAATACTCCCAAAGTTTGAACGCAATGTCGTGAAGTTCCGTGTGTACGCCTTTTGGCATCGGTTTCGGTTCAGGGCGAGGCATTGCAATCGGCTTTGGCTTCGGATTGCTCAACTCAACCTGCGTGATGCCACACCCGTTTTGGCACTCGCCGCCCGCAATCGCAAAATCATGTCCGAACTTTTGACCTTTACATTTTGGATCGTTCATGGTTTCTTTTCATTTTTTGTTTTTTGATCAACGCCTTTCGCAGATTTCCAGCCAAAAATAGTTTTGTCAATCTTGCCAAGTCGGGATCACTTCCTTTCACGAAATAATGAAGCATATTGTGACAATCAGAACAAAGAAGCGTCACATCATCGCGTTCCTCATCACCAAACTTCGGATACCGAAGATGGTGAACAACAAGATTTCTTTCATTTCTGCACGCCCGACAACTCTTGACGTTTGCCAAGATTGTATTTCTTATTTCAAAGTTTCGGTTCGTTTTAGTATAAGATTTTGAAAACATGATTGCGAAGCAATCAACGAGCGAAGCGAGTTGAACGGGCGACCTTTTGGCTTTTTTGAGCCAAAGAAATGAAACACTATTTTCTCAAACATCCTGACAACGAAAAATCGGTAGCGAACCTGTGAAGCAGCACTATGCAGGCATGGTGAAATGCACAGTGTGGCTGCCGCCTTTGTATCATGCCCTTCCCGCACAGCACTTCACAGGTCAACCGTGCAGGTTTTTCGGGTCGTCAGTCGCAAGACGTTGCCCGTCTGTTGTCATCGTGTTTGAGTTTTTCAGGAAAACAAAAAGCCAGCCACGCGATGCGGTCTGGTGTTCACTGCGAGTTTTTCAGGATGTTTCCCATTGTTCGCAGGATACGCCGCCCCAAAATATCGGTCAAGGTGCAAAGCAATCCACAAAAGTGCATAACGTGTGGAAAAGGCAAAGGCGGCTATGATGCCGCCCCTACCAGTTCTCGCTTTTTTCCGTGCGCCGTGTATCGGTGAAAGTTCAATGCGCCAGCACTCACAAGTATTTTCCCGCATTGTGCGCACTCTTTTTTCTGCCAGTTTCTTTTGGCTTTCTTTGGCACGCCGCCGTTCTTGAAGGTTGCCAGTCCGCCTTTGATCTCATGCGTGACTGCAAGATGGCGGGCAAGCCCGATGTTGCCGATGAACCATTGCGCACATTTCTGACATTTTCGGTTCTTGCGGCGATTGAAAACTTCAATCTGCCGCATCCCGTTGCTGTTCTTGATTGCAATGATTGTTTCCACATCGCTGACTGTTTCTGCGATGGCTGCAACATTGCCATTGATCATTGTGATTTTCATATTTTTGATGAAGTTATTTTTTGCCGACCTTTGGTTTCAAAAACTCAACTGCCTCATGGTACATTGCACCAGCAATCTCGCCCTGAAACGGCGTGTCGGGCGGAAGCCCGTGCATTTCGTTCCTGATTGCCAGTGCGCATATAGGGCACGCCATGAACGTGCTGCTATCAATCATCATCGGCGCAATCAAGTGTGACGGGAACTTTCTGTTGCACTGATGGCACTTTTCCATATCACTCTGACAACATCCTCTTGACGCTCGCCTTGCTGAAACTTCGCGGGTATCGCCCATCTTTCGGCACATACGGCTCGCCCTTTGAAACAACCAGCATTTCGGTCTGTGTGACTTCCATGCCGTCCAGTGTCACGCCCTTTTTTGCAAGATCGGGTGCAATGCTGCTGCGGAAATAGGGTGTGATCCTTTCCTCAAGCGCGTGTTTGAGTTTCAGCCGTCTGATCTCGGCAACAACTTTCTCATCGTTCCATATCCGAACCTGCCAGCGTTTGTTGATCTGTATGCGGTGATCGCCTCGTTTGATGCCCTGCAACTCGGTTTCTTTGAGTGCGTTCAGCATCTGCGCACGGGCATCCTCAAGTTGCACATCAATCTTGCCCTTTTTGTCAGCAAGAGCATCGGATTTCTTTTTGAGTTGCAGGACGGTATCAGCGATCCTGTTGATCTGCGCCGTAGTCATTTTGGTCATAGTCATCTTGTGGCGGCTCATCTTCCTCAACAACCTGACCATCGGCAGGCGGTTGATAGTTGAGCAGCGCATCAATGATCCTTTTTGCTTCAGTCACTGTCGGTTGAAGCGGGTTGCCGACCTTCACACCCACTTCATTTTCAATACTGGTCACGTTCTTTTGCTTGCAAAGGTTCTTGATGAACTGCATCTGTTTCGGCGTTGCGGGTCGCGTATCAACTTGATTGCCCTGCTGTTGGTTCGGCGCGATGCCTTCCATTTCCTCTGCTGGCGTTGCTTTATAGCCAGCAAGCACAACAACCCACGCAAGCACGTTGCGCAGGGCTTTGGCGCACGCACGGGTCTGCGCCATTGACCGCAGTTGGAACTCTGCCTTGTTTTGCCAGTTCGGTTCATCGCGGAAGCAAGCCGCTTCAGCCGAACTGATCAACTCGCCTTGCCGCAGCGCGTTTGCTTTGGCTTCGTAGCCGATGGTTTTGCCCTCGGCATCTTTGAGTGGTCGCGTCCACTCTGTGCCGACAGTCACGCCGTAGAAACGTGCAACTGTCTGCCAATCCTCAAACTCAAGATATTGTTCGCCGTTGATCACGACCTTGCGCGGTTTTTGGCTGATCACTGTGACCAGTGCCCTTGATGCTTGCTGCGCAAACGCAAGCACTTTTTCGGGGTCGCCCTCAAGCCGTGACAGCATTGCTCTGCTGTGTTCGGCTTCGGGGTTGACGGCTTCCGCTGGCTTCGGTACGATGGCAGCGGAAGGTCTTTTTTGACTTTCTGACATAATGTTTCCCAAAACACCGAAAAGTCCGTGCTTATGCGCGGATTTTTTCGTTCATTTCGGGGCAATAGTTATGCCGCGCAGTTTGCGCGGGTCTGTTTTTATATGTCCCTGACGTTCAAGTTCAGCAACGACCTGATCCGCCCACTGGCGGCTCTTGCCAAACCTGTCACCGATTTCCTGAAGGGTAGGCATGAAGTTGTTGTCCTCAAAATAGCCAAGAAGATATGCCCAAACTTCTTGCGCCCGACCTTGAAGTGGTTGCCTCATTTTGCCAGCATATCATGGCTGTCAAGTGACTGTCAAGTGCCCTGCATGGTGCGCTCATAGTAGCGAACCCTGCGCTGCCACTTCTTGAGCAGTGTTTTTGTACGGTTGAGGTTGCGCTGATGCTTTTCAGCCGTGCGCTTGGCGTGTTCGTATCGCTGCGTCCGCAGGTCGGGCTTCGGCTTCTGCCTGACTTCTGCCAAGCCAATCGGCTCAAACACCGCCGCAGCAATCCAGTCCTGATATAGATGCTCATGCGTGTCGTGCCTGCCGTTTCTGTGCCCTTTGATGCCGAGGCAATGACCGAGTTCGTGGATGAACACATCGGCAACATTGCGTTCAAAAGCCAAAGGTTCTTTGTATCGGTAAAGTCGGGTCGGGCGCGGCAACTTCAAAACAATGCTGCTTGAGTTGTACCACGCATAGCCGCCAACCCATGACGCGCCGCGATGATAGTGAACATCCACATGAAGGTTCTTTGGCTTGATATAGTGCGAACCTTCTCGCTTCCAAACTTCGCGTGCGCAGGCAATCAGCACAGCCCTCAACCGCCGCGTGTCATACGCGGTTTTGTTTTTGATTTTCATGTTGTTATATGCGGATTGCCACAACCCGAACCGCGCCTCTGATCTGCTTGCGCGGCAAGTCCTTGCGCATCAGCCGCCATGCACGGGCGATTGCTGTGCCGAGGTTGCCCGCCTTCACTGCGCGGTACTCAAACTCTTTCGGATAGGGCATATCCACCTTGAAGGTCACATTGAAGTGAGCCATAGTGTTTCCCAAAAAACTTTCTCTTTGGATGAGCCGACCAACTCATCCACACATACAGTATATCATACATTTGCCCTGCTGTCAAGCAGGCATTGACGAAACGGGGCATCCAGCCCTTGAACGACAACGCTTTTTGTCACAAAAAATGGCAAAAAGTCATCAAAAATGAACCAAAAAGCATTGTGGTTCAATGCACGAACGCATCTGCGGGCGTTGATACATAAGGTCAATCTGACAAAATGAGTGCAAAGAAAAAGGCGCGGTTTCCCGCGCCCCTTCCTGCACTGATGTCGCTATTGCAGCGGTTGCAGTGCTTCAACCCACTCATAGGGTCGCTGCGTTTTTGCACACGTCCAATGGTATGAGTAGCCATCGGCAAACATCCGCGCCATCAAGTCCAGTGCGTGTTCAGGATTTTGTATGTCATATCCTTCCAATCCGTATTGTTTTGCGAAGCCATAGAACGTGCCGCGCATGAACTGCGGCAGCCCTATTTCGCCCGCCTTCCCGACAGCCCACGGTCTGAAGCCACTCTCGCATCGCACAACGGACACCATGAAGTTCGGCTCAACCCCGTACTTTGTGGCGTAGTATCGCGTGCGTTGCTCGTAGTATGCTTGAAAGCCCGTGTTGCAGGCGACAGGCACTTCTTTGATGACTTCCACTCGTTCTGTTTTGGTCAGGACAAGTGGCGGACGGTTTGCCATTGCCTCAAGTTCTTCAATGCTGCGCATGATCTGAAAGATCGCTGCACCAGCAAAGAAAATGACAAGGGCTGCGCAAGCCGCAAGTTGACGATTTTTCAACATTTACTCTGTTTCATTACCACGGCGAAGCGGCAATGTCAAGTTCACGCCTGTGTTTGTCACAAGGCGCAAAAGGATGGTGAGGACACCGATTGCTGACACGATGATCGGCAGCACATCGGGCGGCACAACATCTTTGACGGCTTCCAAGCCGCCAAGCAAGAAGGTCACAACTCCTAGCCATGCCAACTTGCTTGTGAAAATGCTTTTGCTCATAGATTGTTGATGACGTTAGAAATGAGGGTTTGCGCTTCCAGCAACTGTGCTTTTGCCGTTTGAACCTTGTCTGGCATGGCTTGCGGCTGCGCTGACGGCGGGTTGTTGAGCAATGACTGCCAGTTCGTGTCAGTCACAAGTCGCCTCGCCCAATCGTCAGAAAGCCGTGAACCATAGCAAGATTTTGGCGCATATTTACGGTGCGGCACAATCCTGTCTGCACCTATATTATACCGCGCCGCAAGGTCATGGAGTAGTGATTTCAAGTTCACAATCTGCGCATCTGACGGGTACTCACCGTCAAAGTTCCCAGCCAAGCAGATGCCAATGCTCTTGTAGTTCATTGATTGCTCTTTGGTGTGCGCCCCGATGTCTGTGTCTGCGCGTCCCCTCGTCACCTTGCCATCAGCGGTGATGAAGTAGTGATAGCCAATATAGAAACCGAGCGATGAAATGAAGTTGAACGTCTTTTTGTGGTAGGCGTTCACGCTTTCAAAAGTGGTTGTGTCACGCGCTGTCAGCGTGTGATGAACGATGATGTTTTGTGGCTTGTTCATACTCATCAGGTGTTGAAACATTGAGGGCTTGGCAGCGTTCGCATCTGCGATCCCGCACTGAAGTGAAGCGATCAATCCAATACTCGCGCCCGCACGGATAGCAGATGACCTTGAACCGCGGCATTGTGGTGATCCCCCCTTGTAGCACCCCTGCGGTACAAGCCGACCAAACCTGCCCGAAGGGTGCTTGTGGTATTGCCTTTCGGCTTTGCGCCACCGCACCTTCCCTCAAAGGTGCTACAAAAGGACATCAAAGATTGAAACGCGACTTGAACCAATCGCCAACGATACCAGCAACCAGCCCCATCGCCGCGCCGACCAACGCGACAACAACGCCGATCTTCCCAAAGATGATTTCGTGCCGCTGCACCTTCTTTGATAGTTCGGCAACAGTGCCGTTCTGCGCAGCCATCTGCTTTTCCATGCCCGTCATAGTGCCCTTGATGAAGCCCACGTCCTCAACCAAACCATCAATGCGCTCAATCAGTTGTGTCAAAAGCCGTTCGCTCATATTATTTTGAGTTCGCGGGCGATATGATACACCAACTCTGAAAGATCAGATGTTCCAATGTCGCTGCCTTTGCGCACCTTCTGACCGCGAAGTTTTGCCTGCAAAGCAATCAACTTCGCTTTCTGATCTTTTTCTTCTTTGTTGCGGATGAACTCAATGCCGCCGCTTGGTAGTTTTGAAGGATATGCCATATTAGTCGTGCAACGTCACGCCGAGCCGCTTTGCATACGGCACGGCTTCAACGCTGTTTCTTGAAAGGGTCAACTTCACAGTCACGTCAGTTTCAGCGGGCGATGGCGTGTATTGGTACTCATCCTCAACTTCGCTGTTGGTGAAGTCCACAATGCTTCTGTTGAACGTCATTGTCTGCAAACTTTCGTTTGCCGCGCCATCAACGATGCTGATTTTCGGCAGCAAGTCCACGCGCTCAACAAAAGCAGTCGTGCCAAATCCGCCAGCCACAACCACGGCAGGCGAAAATGTCAGTTGCGTTTGCGCAACATTTTCAGGAACATCTGTGCTGAAGGTTGTGCTGTTGTTGTTTGTCAAATGGTTTGCGTTCGGATTGCTGTCAGTGAAGTTGTTGTCCAGCCGCCAATAGGCAACAAGGTTTGTGGCGTTGTTTGCCACGTTGTTGTTGTTGTAGTTGTTGAGGATTTCCGTGCCAGTCCGCTTCACTGACCAAACACGCACATTGTCCATGCGACCATCAAAGGCGCGTGCCGTTTCATTGAAAAGTTGCACGCCAAGCACGAACGGCTGTGCGCTATTGAACAGTGCGCCAGTCGCGCCAACCGCGCCAGTCCCTTGACTGACACCGTTGATGAACAGTTCCATGCTATCTGCCACGTTGTCATACACAACCGCAAAATGCGTCCATACGCCAACAGGCAGAGTATAGTTGACCGTGCCGCTGTTGATCGTGCTGCCGTTGTCGCTCACAAAGAGGCGGAACTGCCGCGTGCTGCCGCCGCTGTTCGTGTAGTCAATCGCATATTGAACATTTGATGGCGAAGTTCCTTTGCCGCAGATGCCGAAGATTTCACCGCTTGCGGGATCACTTTCAAGTTTCAGCCATCCTTCAATGGTGAAGTTTCCAGCAAGATCAAGCCCCGTCTGTGCCGCATCAGCAATGCTTCCGTACTGCTGGCTGCTACGCTCAAAATCAACACTATGCGTGCTTTGTATGAGTTCGCCACCAACAGCAGAAACGGTCTTGCGTTCACGCACTTCGTTTGTGCTGTTCCAAACATCAATCGTATCGTTCACGGCAAAATGCGCACGCTTGTCACCATTGATCTGAAGCGTGGTTGCGCTTTGCGCAATCGCAGCATATAGATTGAAACGGCTCGGAAAGTTCCTGACCACCCACAACTTCGCAAGGTTCATCGCGCTTTGAAACACGTTGCGCCTCATGTAGTAGTGCGCCGTTTTCACGCCGCTGAAGTCGGCTGTGTAGTCATCAAAGTCAACATCAAACGTGCCGCTTGCGCTCAAGAAGATTTTTGCATACGTTCCCTGCAACTGCGTGGCGTTCAATGTGATGTTCGGGCTGGTATGCAATGGCGATGCTGGCTTTGTGCTTCCTGCGCTGTTCAGATACACCTTGACCTTGACCTGATTGGCTGCATCGCCAGCAACAATGTCAATCCATATATTGTGATCAGTTGTGAGTGCCACATCTTGCGTGAAAGTTGATTGGTTTGAACCATCCAACTGCACCGCCCAAGCATCGGGGTTCTGCCCTCGGTTGATTTCAATGCCAAGCCCGTTTCCGAGATTGTCATTGCGCCCAAAATAAGGATAGACACGGACGTTCTCATCGCCGAAGCCACTGTTGTTCTGCGGATTGTAGATGATATGAGTTGAAAGCCCGATGCCTCTGTTTGCACCAATATCCCTGCGAACGCCAAAGAGCGTTGAACTTGAACCGCCAGCATCCCGCGTGATCCTCAAACGATTGCTCAAAATCCGTTCCGCCGTAGCGTTGAAACCGAACTCATCCCATCCGCCGCCAACCGTGTTGCTGTCAGCGCGATTGAAGTTGTCGCTGGCAACGCTTGAAAACACCCCGTCCTCAATCAAAATGCGCTTGTTGGTTGTTTCAAACTCAACGCCAGTCCTGCGCACTGCGCTTCCCGATGCGTATGTATTGGTCAGGTTTGATGTCAGCGTGATTGTGTCTGCGCTCAAAAATGTTTTGAACCAAAGATCGGCGTTTGCGCCGCCAGCACTCAAGCCGCCATCACTCCAACTACCGCCGCTGTTGGTAGTGAACTTGCACTGTCCTGAAGTATAAGGATTGCCCGAACTATCGCCGAAAAGATCAACATTGTCAGTTCCGCTGCTGTGGCTTGCGAGTTTCACTACAAGCCAGTATTTTGTGCCAGCCGTCACGGGTATCTGTGAACCGCTTGCATCAACGTGAAAACGCCACTCGCCCTTCACGTCAGGTGCATTTTGTTTTGATACCATTGCTTGACCAATCTGCGCACTCGGTTGGTTTCCACTGTCGCTGTATATTGAACAGTTCAACGACATACCATATTGCGGGCTGTTGGCACGCGCACTCACGCTCACTGCCCTGATGTTTCCGCTTGTTGCGGGAACAAAAGATTGTGCCTGCCAACTTGTGAAACTGCTTTGGAAGTTGGCAATCTGATTGGCTTCAGATGTTGTTTGGCTCTGATCCAATGCTTCACCAACTGCCATGTTGTAGATGAAATAGGCATCCCCGCTTGCAGCGTTCGGGAAGCCAGCCGTCCATGATGATCCGCTGTTGTCGCTGTATGCGCCCGCGCCGTTTGCATAGTTGCTGGTGCTGCTGCCATACACATCAACGGCATTGTCTGCGTTGTGGTGCTTCAAAACGAACCAGTATGTTGTGCCCGCATTGAGCGTGACTGTACCAGCAAAATCAAAAGTACGATCCGCAGCAGGGTCATTGCCATCAATCCTGATATAACTGCTCGTAGCAAGAACCGTACTGCTTGGTGCGCCTGCATTGTCTGTTCTGATTTCGCACAAAACTCTGATGGTGATGCTTGAACCAAAACCGTCAAGGCGAAAAGTTGCCTTGCTTGCAATGCCAGTTTGTGTTGGTTGAAAACTCTGCGCAATCCATCTTGGCGTTCCGCTGTTGATTGCACCAAGATTGAAACTGTTTGTGCCCGTGTTGGAAATATCATTGATGAAGCCATCGCTCACTGAAGTGCTTTGCACAATCCCTTCCTCAAGATTGATGCCATCAAAAATGCTGATGCTTTTGTTTGCTGCAAAGCCAGTTGAAGATGAAACAAGCAGGTTTGCTTGTCCTGATGCCGCCTGTGCAGCAAGCGTTGTGCTGGCAATGTCTGCTTTTGCGGTATCGCTGAAGCCGTCAAAAATCAGCCCCGTCACTGGAGTGGAAAGTGAGGCAAAATAGTTTTGCAGTGCCAACTCAAAAATGTTGTGGTTTGCCTGCAAGATAGCATCCACCGTATCGTTCATGTCCTCGGCTTTGATTTTGTCACCAGCAAGGTGTGTGTTTGTGAGTGCCATGCCTATGTGAAAGTGATTGTGTAGTCAATCGTCAAGGTTTCGGTCACTGATCGCGTGATATTGATGGCAACGCGGCTGAAAAGAGTGCCGCTGTTTGGTGTAGCCGTTGCACCGATATGCAAACCTGCCTCGCGGTGCGTTGATGGCGTGCCCTCGTTTGCTGCATAGAAAGCCGTGATGAAAAGTTGGTTGAGCGAGTGCGTTGATGAGGCAACCACCTTTCTGAAAGTTTCGGTCTGCAACTGCGTGTCGCTGTTTGCTGGCGCGTTTGTGCCAGTGCCAAGCGAAGTATGCGTGATTTTGATGTCACTGACCGTTGCGATTGTGCCTTCAAGTGCTTTGGCAATCTGTTCTCGCCCCGCAGTCGGGATCAGGTTTTTGATCACATACTCGCGGGTTTTTCCCGTGATCGTATCACGGACAAGAAAACGCCAAACACCGATTGCTTTGCTGCCTTCGCCTGCTTTGATTTTGATGTCGTTGCTCATGGTTGCATTATATCATTTTTGAGGGATCAGCCGTACACAGCCCCGTCAAAGTTGCCCTCGCGCTTGAAACCCGTTGGCACGGGAAACGGCGCATAGACAAACTCCACGGGGTAGTTGAGGGCTTGAACAGTGAACAACTCGCTTGCGCCGATGCTTTCCAACTGTGCATTGTGTGCTATTGAAACCACAAACGCTTCGGTGATGACGACTGTTTCCATTGCCGTTTCAATACGGTCAAGCACTTCGTTCTCATTGATCTGTATTTCTTTGTCCTTTTGGATGAGCAGATTTTGCAAGAACTCAACCATGCCGAAAACCTGCGTACTCATCAGCACCACATGATGAACAAAATCTGACGGGCTTTTCATCTTTGTTGTGATGCGGCTGATCACATAGTTCGTGTCAATGTTGCGAAGCGTGCTTTGGATGTTGATTTTTTGCCCTGCATCCAGCCCGCTTTCTTTGGTGATGAACTCGCCCTCATTGATTGTTGAAGCCCACTGGATGATCTCTTGCGCAGCCCTGTCGCGTGCGCCGTCTTTGCTGTTGATGCTCTTGTCAATGATTTTGTGTTCATGTTCGCCGAACTGCGCAACGCTTGTGTTGTCGCGCGTTCGGATGATCACGGGGATATGCGGCAAGCCCGTGACTTCAACGGTCACGCTTGCTGCGGGCTTGTTGTCATCGCGGAACTTCACTGCCTTTTCCGCGAAGTTGTATAGAACATCAAACGCGGTTGGATCATGGATATTGTCAGTGCCAACGCTTTGCGTCACGCCGCCTTTCTTGACCACAATGCTTGTGGCGGGCGGGATCGCGCTGTATCGGTAGCCCTGTTTGAAAACTTTTTCTGTGCCATCAGCCACAAGGACTTCCGTGAACGATGCGCCTTTGAACTCGCCGCCGCGCACAAAAATCGTGTTGCGCAAGTTCTTGAGCGATTTCCTGATTTTCAAACTGTCAAAATAGTATTTCCCGTTTGTGTCCGTAAGATTGAAGGGCGAGGTTTCAATGAACTTCGCTTTGAAGTGAACAACCTTGTCAGCATCAATCCACCAGTCATATCCGATCTGTTCTGCCAACTGCTGCAAGCACTTGGTCGGCTGCTCATAGTTGAAGCGCATATAGTTGAACGGCACTGGCGAGTTCACCCCCGTGTTTGTGAAGCCGCTGGTGAAGTTCGCAATGATGTCATTGACCACCGCGCCATAGGTCGTGAACGCAGGCGTTTCGTACACCTTCACAACGCGCTTTCGGTCAAACTCAAAAGAGTGATCCTTGCAAAGTACGCTGACCGTTTCAAGCCGTGCTGCATCAACAGTTTCATCCATTTCCACAATCTTGCCGCCAAAAATCTTTGCGGCATCATCAAACAGTTCAATGTCATCGTTCAGCGCGGGCTTATAGTCAGCCCCCGTTTTGCGTTTGATGTCAAAAGTCAGCGTGTCAATCTGATTGGTGATTGCACGGTTCAAGTTCAAACTGCGCCAGTCAACTTTGCTGGTTCGGTCAACTGTTGCGATTTTGATGGTTGCACTCATAGGCGAACCTGAAGATTGAGGCGGCGGATGACCGCATCGCCAATATCGTTTGCAAACCTTTCAGGATCATCTGCAAACACATTGCCATTGAAGTTGAGGGTCAAGCCGCCAAATCCGCCTGCGCGGTTCAGCGGGATGACTGCTTCGGGGCTTCCGCCTTCGGCGATCATGGCAAGGGTCGGACGGGTCACAATGCCGCCCTCTTGAAGCCCAACAGCCCTTCCAATCTGCGTTGCAGCACCCCTCACAGCCCCGCCAGCCGCCTGTGCAGCCGATGCTGCGGCTTGTAGGGCTTGCTGCGCCAACTGTTGCGCCTGCTGCACCATGTTCTGAAAGCCCTGCACGACTGCGTTGGCAATCTCACCGACTTTGCTTGTCAGGTCTGCCTTGAACTGTCCGAAGGTTTGAAGCACGCCTGAAATGAAGCCAACAAGAACGCCGCCAACAAGTGATGGCAACTTCCCGAACCAGTCAACGATGCCGTTGATTATATCGGGGATGATTGATGCACCGATGAGTTTGGTGAACAGATCAGTGAAGAAACCTATTGTCACATCAAAAAACTTTTTGACTGTTTCAATGAGCGTGTCAAAAGCCGCCTTCCAAAAATCAAGGAAAGATTGAAAACCCTCTTGAAAAGCCGCTGTTGCCGCTGGCAGATCACCTTGAAATATCAATATGATGCCTGCAATACCGTTTGCCACGAACTCAAAAAACTCACGGAACGCTTTGAGCAAGTTCGTGATCAACGGTATGGCAGCCGCCACAAGCCCAGTGATGACACCAAGCAACGTGATCAATCCAACCACAACAACTGCGGCAATGATTTTGCCAAGTTCCGCAAGGATAGGCAGCCACGGTTTCATTTCCTCAATCAAGGGTTGCAGCGCGGTCATCATTTCACCAAATGCTGACTTCAACCCCGCAATGATCCCGCGCAACGTATCGCCAGCAATCGTGCCTTCAGCAAAGAAGTCCCGAACTGCTTGCAGCGAGTTTTTGACTGGATCAATAACTGCATCAAGGTTCGTGAAGTTGTCAGTCAGTTCAGCCAAAAGAAGCGCAATGCCTGCGCCGATAGCCAAAAAGGGCAAAAGCGGTGCTACAAACGCCACAAAGCCAGCGGCAATACTGACCAGTGCGGGCAATAGCGCACCAGTGAACGCGCCAGCAAGCACGATGATCAGTTCTTTGTTCTCGGAAATGAACGCACGGATGCGCTGCAAAATGCCGTCAAGTCCGCCAAGCGATGCGATCAGTTCGTTTGCCCGCTTGATAAGCGGCGTGACTGCGGAAGCAATCAATGCGCCGAGTTCCTCTTGCAAGTTTTGAACTTGCTGGCGAAACGTAGCAATAGCACCTGAAGTCGTGCCCGCAAACGCTTCTGCCTGACCTGCAACTTTGCCCTGAAGTTCCACAAGGGCTTCCATAGGCGTTTTGGTTTCATCAAGTTCAATGCCGAACTGCTTGAGGACGCGGGCATTGCCTGACAGAACCTGACCAACCAGTGTGCTTGCTTGCGAAAGTTCAATGTTTTTTGCACGCGCCAAGTCCATTGCGAGCGCGTTCAGTTTTGTCGCTTCGGTCAAACTTCCAGTGCGCTGAAACATCCGAGCAATGCTTTCTGCTGCTTCCTCATCATCAAAGCCGAGTTTCACGGCAGCCGAAGCAGCGGCAAGCACTGCCTTTCTGTTTTCTTCAAACGATCCCGTGGATGTTCTCAAGATTGCATCAACGCGGGCAAGTTGTTTTTCTGCATCAATGAACGCCTTGAACGATGTCGTGCCAACGCCTATCGCCAACGCCGAAACACTGCCAAGCAGTATTTTGCTTGACTTTTCTGCTGCCTCAAAACGCGCACCGAGTTCATCGGCGGCTTTTCCAACGCCCTTGATTGCCGCGCTTGCGGTATCGCGGGCTGAAAGGACAATATCAAGTGTTGCGGTTGTTGCCATAGCGTTTGCGCATCATTTCGGCGTTCTTTGTGTCTGCCGAAAACTTTGCCAAAAGAAGGTTGATGAACCAAGTCGGCTGCGAAAGATACTGGTCAAACGTCCACCCCATCTTTTCGCACACAATCGCCATCAGAACTTCTTGGCTCAACGTGCCGCCACCGTGCAACAGATACCGCGAGTAGTCAGCGATCAGTTCGCTGTTTTTTTTTGCGTTTCAACGTCTGACGTGATCTTGTTCACTTCGGAAACAAGGAAGGCATAGTCGCCGCTGTGCATATCCAACACGCGCTCAACAATGTTTTCCGCAGTCCCATCAATGCTGACGATGACTGTGGAAAGAGCAGTGTTTTCTGCTTCCTCAACAACGCTGCCCGTCATGCCCTTGATTGCTGTGTCCTTGCCAACCGCGTCAATCTGCGCATTTCGCAAGAACACAGAAGTGATAGATCGTTTCTCGCGTCCTGTCAGGTACGATTTCAGCACGACTTGATGCTTTTCAATCGGCGTTTCAATGGTGATGGTTTCCCTTTCGTGGTTCATAGTTCATCTGTTAGTAGGATGCTTGCGTATTGGTCAACTTTGCCGTGACCATCTTGCTGTCAGTCATGGAGTAGTAGGCACTGAAGGTCAGCACTTGGCGCACCAAGTCATCGTTCACTTTGTCGCTTGACCACTCGGTGATCTTCACCTTTGCCATATCAACCTGAAGTGTCGGGTTTGCTGTTGCGCCAATCGTCACATCGGTGTTCTTGAGTTCCACGCGCAGTGCCTTTGCGGTTGAGGCAAGAGCCACCAACTTGTGCGTGGTGTCATCATAGAGCAACTCAACCGTGCCATTGACCATGAACTTCTTGTTGTTGAAGTCGTTTGGATCAACAGAACCAACAATGTCATCGCTCTCAATGTTCTTCTCAAAGTTCACCGTGACTGCCTTCGCCTTGATTGCTGTTGCAGCGTCAAGTCCAGCGAGGTTCGTTGCGAACTTCACGGTGACATGACGTGCGTTGAACTCGCTCTCTGAAGTGTAGGCAACAGTGTCTGCTGCTGACGCGCCTTTTCTCGCCATGATGTTCGCTGAAAAGCGCACCAAACTGTCCAGCACGATGCTGAACGAAAAGGTGTTGATCATGCCGAGCGCGAAGCGCAGCCCTTCGTTCGGATGTTTGAGGGCTACTGTCAGGGAAGGATGCTGCACAGATTGCAGCACTGAAAAGTCGTGATCTTTCACCGAAGGATCGGTGTCGGGATTGTCTGAAGTCACAACCGCGCCAAAGAGGTTGAGCAAAAGCAATCCAATGCTTTTTTCGCGGACATATCCTTCAATATCGCCAGCAGCCCATTTCTTGACCACTTGGCTGTCCTCATCGCCCTCAATCACGCCGACAGGGGCATCATCAATGACTACGGCAAAAGTATCTTCAACATTT